CGCAGGTGAGGCAGCATCAGGATACATCGCAGCGGCGTTGTTAAGTGCAAACACTTTGGATAAGAAGTATGTAACTATCATGCCAAACGTGAAGTTCAAATCTGTAATCCAAAAATTAGATGTATCTGGTATCGTACAAGATGCTTCTTGTGATTTCGTAACATCAGGTTCAGTAGCAATCTCTGAACAAGTATTGACTCCAAAAGAACTACAAGTTAACTTACAATTGTGTAAGCAAGAGTTCGTAGATTCTTGGGAAGCTCTTTCCTTGGGATTCTCTGCATTCGATGAGATTCCAAAGAACTTCAACGATTTCTTAATCTCTTATGTAGGTGGACAAATCGCCGAAGCAACTGAAATTGCTATTTGGCAAGGTACAAACTCCAATGGTTCATTCCCTGGATTCCAAACTGCATTATCTGCATCTGTTGCAGCTGGTGGAGCAGGAGCAGTAGTTTCAGCTAAAGCAGAAGGTACTTCAACTGTAATCTCTGGTTCAATCACTGCAACTAACGTATTATCTAAATTGAATGATATCGTTGCTAGTATCCCTACAACTGTATATGGTAAGCAAGATTTGGCATTGTATGTTCCAACTAACGTAGTTAAGGCTTATCAGCAGGCATTAGCAGGTGGTTCAGCAGGTGCAAATGGTTTCAACAACCAAATGAACATAGGTGAGAAACCATTGAACTTCAACGGAATTGAAATGTTCCATTGTCCAGGTATGAGTGCATCTAAAGTAGTTGCAGCTCAAAAATCTAACTTATTCTTCGGTACAGGTTTATTATCTGATTACAACGAAGTAAGAGTATTGGACATGGCAAACATAGATGGTTCTCAAAACTACAGAATAGTAATGAGATACACCGCTGGAACGCAGTTCGGTATCGGTTCTGATATCGTATACTACGGAGCAGCAGTATAATAAAAAACTAAAGGGGTGGGATATTCTCACCCCTATTATCAAACAAACTTAAATAATAAAGATATGCCATGTAATATATCAGCTGGAAGAAACGAAGTATGTAAGGAAAGTGTAGGTGGACTTCAAGGAGTTTACTTCATTAACTACACTACTGGTTCTTTCACTAAAAACGGAAGCGGAGAACTCACAGCAGTTCCATCCGGCTCTTCTCTTTACTACTATGAATTAAAGGGAACTAGTGCATATACTGAAACTGTAAATTCATCTCGTGAAAACGGAACAACTTTCTTCTCTCAAGAATTAGTTCTTAATTTGAAGAAATTAACAAATGAAATGACTACCCAATTAAAGCTTATGGCTTATGGTAGACCTCAAATCATTGTTTGGACACAAAACGGAGATGCACTATTAGTTGGTGAAAGAGAAGGAGCAGATGTTACTGCAGGTACAATTCAAACAGGAGCAGCATTGGGTGACCTTTATGGTTATTCAGTTACGTTCACTGGTCAGGAACAATTGCCAGCAGTATTCCTATCAGGCTCAACTACAACTAATGCATTAGGTGGTTTAACCCAAAACTTCACAGTAGTTTACGGTTCCCCTGCTTAATTCAGTATAGCATAAAATATTAAACCCTTACAGAAATGTAGGGGTTTTTTTTGTTTTAACTATTTGTAGTTAATCCGTTGTTATTACTAGATATAGATAACCTAATTATAAGATAATGTTAGCATATTACATATCTCAATCTAATCAATATACTTTCAGAACACAACCAACAGGTAGTACAATATTTGGTTTGACTCTGCAAGATATGACTACTCAATACAATTTTAGTGCATCAATTAGTGGGTTAACTTATGAACCATACGAATCATTTGTATCATTCTCTATGGATATTAGTGGAGCAATAGTTGGTGCAGAATACAGAGCAACATTACTTAATTCAGGTTCAATTGAACCAATATGGAATGGTTCAATCCAAGTGTATGCATCACAATCAACAGTTGATAAAGCAGTTTACGAAAATCAAAATACACAATACATCTCTAATGTTAGTGAAAACCACTACATAATAATGGACTAAATATGAAACAAGGACAGAAATTTTCTATCGTTAATGTAAATAATAACCAACTTCCAATCATTACGGAGGATACAAAGACAAGGTATCCATTCGTACCTTTTGGTGTTTATGGACACGATGACTTCTTTGATGCAGTTACTTCTGCTTATAATGTATCTACAACTAATTCAGCATGTATAGAAGGTATTGCTGATTTAATATATGGTAAAGGATTGTATTCTAAAAACGAAGCATTTGATTCCGTTTTACAAAAGATAATCCCACAAGAAGAAACTAAAAGAGTAGCATTTGATTTAAAATTATATGGTAATGCAGCATACCAAGTATATTGGAATGATGAACATACAAAGATAATCAAAATGTATCATATTCCAGTCCAATTATTAAGAGCTGAAAAGATATATAATAATCCTCGTATAGAGAACTATTACTATTCTACTGATTGGAATGACCAAAGAAAGATAAAAGATAAAAAGAAGATTCCTGCATTTGGAACATCAAATGATAAGATGGAAATTCTTTATATTAAACACTATTCACCAGGACTATATTACTATTCACTACCTGATTATGTAGCAGCATTACAATTCAGTATATCTGAAGGTGAGATAAGTAACCTACATTATAATAACATTACAAATGGTTTCTTACCAGCAGTAATGATTAACTTCAATAATGGAGTTCCTGCACCTGAAGAAAGACAAACTATTGAGGATTTGGTTCAAGCTAAATTCACAGGTACAGATAATGCAGGTAGATTTATGTTATCATTTAATGATGACCCTGCAACTAAACCAACTATCGATGTAATCTCTATTGAAAATCTACACGAGAAATACGATTATGTAGCAAGATATACACAAGATAGAATCCTAGTTGCACACAGAGTAACATCTCCACTTCTATTTGGTATTAGAACTGAAGCTAATGGTTTTAGTTCTCAATCAGAAGAAATGAAAACTGCATTTAGTATTCTTCAAACTATGACAATATCTCCATTCCAAAATCTAATTCTAAACTCATTAGATATGGTATTAACGCAAGGTGGGTATGGTGATGAGCTGGAATTGTACTTTGAACAATTAACTCCATTGGTAATCCTTTCACAAACTGCTGAAGAAACGGGTCAGACTGTAGCTCAAGTAGAAGATGATGTAAATGATTCAATGGAAAATCCTGCTACTACTGAAGATAGTGAAGATGAAACCGCATTCGAACCATTACCAAATAAAGCTGAAGAAATGAGTGATGTAAACTTTATTAGACAAGTAGGAACTAATTCAGCATTTTTCTCAAAAGAATATAACTAATATACAGATATGGCTTACGCACTTTTCATTACAAGAAACGATATTATAAAGAACACACCATTACAGGGTGCAATAGATGCAGATGCTTTATTACCATTTGTAAGAGTATCACAAGATAAGTACTTAAAGAACTTATTGGGTACTGTCCTTTTTGATTATTTACAAGCACAAATCGTAGCAGGTACTGTTAGTGGTTTGAGTATATATTATCAAGACCTTTTAGATGATTATATTAAAAACTCTTTAATATGGTATGCATGTGTGGAGTATATTCCGTTTAGTTCTGTTCAATTCAAATCTAATGGTGCTGTAAAACAAAAGAGTGAGCAAGGTGAAGCACCAACTAAATCGGAAATAGATTACCTTAAACAAATTGCACAAACAAATGCCGATTATTACGCCCTTCGATTACAAAACTATTTGATTTCTTATTCAAACAATATTCCACAATATTTAGAAACGGTTGGTAATCAAACACAGATATATCCAGACCAGAGTAATCAATATTTTGGGGGTATACAACTATAATAAACTATGAGTGAAATTATTCATAATACAGGTACGAATTATTCATTATATTATAATGTCCTAAATTACTTTAAGACAATAATGAATAATCACCCATCTATTGCTATTGTAACACAAGGTGATATTTCAAAGATAGATACCAGAGAATTTCCTGCATACCCATTGGGTAACATTTTGATTACTGAATCTAATTTTGGTACAAACATTACCAATTATAACATTCAATTGATTGTTGCGGATAAAATTAAGAATAAGGATAATGAATCAACAGGTGAAAGAAACGCTCAAACTATTCCGTTTTATGGAGTAGATGATACCGTAGATATTCATGCTAACACCTTATCAATTATAAATGATTTAACATCATATACACAAAGAGGTGTTCAAGGGTTTGATATAACCGATGATATATCTTGTGTTGCTTTTGCAGAAGAGTATAACAATGGTTTAGCAGGTTGGGTGGCCACATTTACACTCACCACCCACAATGATAGAAATCGTTGTCTTTTTTTTTTAATTAAACCCGATGAATTTCAAACATATATAATTGAAGAATGTAATACAAAACAAAGATATATTGCAGTTTTAAATCAAGCTACATTCCCAATTGGGAAAACATTTACATCAGTAGAGCAGCCAGGAGATTCACCTACTTATGATAACTTGGTATGTTATACTGTAGTTGATAGTACTCAAAATCAAAATATAAACTTTTCTGGTTTACCTGTATTACCACCTGGAGCATTAGAAAGTTGTGCAGAATGTATTCAATGGATTACACCTGGTAAAGTTTGGATTACAATACCTGGTAAGTGGAATGAACAATATCAAAAATGGATAAACATATAAAAATAAATAAAATATGGGTAATTTAAGTAACCTCTATGTTTCACAAAGTTTTCAATCTCTAATTCATTTAGGGACTAATTCTACCATAACATCCTCTTTAACTACTTTACAAGATGGATATGGAAATTCTATCGGTATTGAAGTAAATAATGCAGGAGATTTATTCCTTTCAGGAAGTTTAACTGCATCATTACAACAAGGACACATCTATGTAGGTAATGCAAGTGGAAAAACATCTGCATTTGCAACATCATCTTTAGTGACTAATATCAATACAGGAAGTTTAGTAACAACTTCTTCGTTTAATTCATATACTGCATCTAATAACCAAAGAGTAAGTTCTTTAGAAGCAGCAACTGCAAGTTTATTAATTGAAACACAAAATTTAGAATTGTTTAGTGCATCGGCATTAGTATCAATTTCTAATTTAAATGCAAGTTCAGCATCTCAACAAGTTAGTATAAATGCTTTAAATGCAGCAACTTCATCTTATGTAACTGAAACAGAGAGTGGTTCGTTTTTAATCACTGCATCATTTGATAATGGTACTCGTAACTTAACTTTTACAAAAGGAAACAATACTACATTTAATGTAAACATTCCTGATGTTAGTGGAAGTACAATAAACACAGGTAGTTTTGTAACCACATCTTCGTTTAATTCATATACTGCATCTACTGATTCATCTATATCTCAATTGAATGCATCATCTGCATCTCAACAGATTAGTATAAATGCGTTAAATACATTTACACAATCGCAAGAAGGTGTAAATATACTATTAGCAGGTGAGATAGATAGCTTGCAAGATAAAACTGGTTCATACGCAACAACTGGTAGTAACAACTTTATTGGTAATCAAAATATTACAGGTAACATAACTGCATTTTCTGCATCATTTACTTACTTACAAACAATATTTGAAAGTTCATCTGTAATCTATTCTTCTGGTTCTAATCAGTTTGGTGATGAGTTGAGTGATGTACAAACTCTATCTGGTAGTGTTAAAGTGCAAGGTAGTTTGACAGTTAATGGAACACCTGTATTAACATCATCAGTTGATATTAGTGGATTAGTAACTACTTCATCATTCAATGCATATACTTCATCTAACAATCAAAGAGTAACTTCTTTGGAAGCAAATAGTGCTAGTGTAAACACATCTATCACTAATATAAATTCTGCTACATCATCCCTATTTACTTCAGCAAGTTTAGGTTTAACTACTGCATCATTTGCAGCTGGAACTTTAACTTTTACAAAAGGTAATGGTACTACATTCGGTGTAGTAATACCTGATGTTAGTGGAAGTGTAGGAACAACTATAGTTGAAGTAGTATATACAGGTGAGAGTATAACAAAAGGTGACCCATTATATATTAGTGGCTCACAAGGTGCTAATCCAAGAGTATTCAAAGCAGATGCGGCAGACCCTAATAAGATGCCTGTAACATTTGTATCAAATGAAACTATTGGAGCAGCAAACACAACAGAAGCAATCGTATTAGGTTTAATAGAAGGAATTGATTTGACTGGATATATTGCAGGACAAACAATATATGTAGCAGAAGGTGGAGGTTGGTCAGCTAGTTTACCGTCAGGTAGTAATTCAGTTACTCAATTATTAGGAGTAGTAACTAAAGGTGGTAATGGTGGAAAAGGATTGGTATTAAACCCAGGTCCTGCACAATTACCAGGTTTAGATGCAGGATATCTTTGGGTAGGTGGAGCAAACAATCAACCTATTGAAATCACAACTGCATCGTTTGTATCTACTGCATCTTTCAACGCATACACTTCATCTACTAATCAAAGAGTTGATTCATTGGAATCTAATTCGGCGAGTGTAAATGTATCAATCAGTAATTTAAACTCCACTACGCAGAGCTTAAACACCTCTATATCGAATTTAAATTCAACTACCGCATCACTTAATACTTCGGTAAGTAATTTGAATGCAAGTTCCGCATCACAACAAATCAGTATTGATGCTTTAAATGTATTTACTGCATCTCAATCTACTGCGAGTATTGTAAATTCAATAACTGAATTAAATACATTTAGTGCATCTGCATTAGTATCGATAAGTAATTTGAATACTAATAGTGCAAGTGTAAATACATCTATTACTAATATAAATTCTGCTACATCATCCCTATTTACTTCTGCAAGTTTGGCATTAGTAACTGCAAGTGTAAGTGGAACTACATTAACATTTACTAAAGGTGATGCATCTACATTCAATGTAACATTACCAACGGGTAGTGGAGGTGGTACAATAGATACAGGTTCATTTGCAACTACTGGTTCGAACTCATTTAATGGTGACCAGAATATAACAGGTTCAATAAGATATTCACAACAATTATTAGTAGGAACTACAAATTTAGGTCCAACGATACAAGCATTGGATTCAGGAACTCCTTCTGGATTTACTGGATTGCAAGTAAATGCAGGAGAAAGTGGTTCGTTTTCTATGAGAACACTTTATGGTGGTGGAGTTGCTTCCGCTACTTTGGAAGCATACAATACATTCCCTAATCCAAATTCAGGTGGTAAAATATCTGCAAAATCAGGTGGTGGTATTGACGTTTTTGGATATGGAGCTGATGTAACAATATCAGGTTCTAATACAACTATACAAGGATTACGATATCCAAATACTGATGGTACAAATGGACAAGTTCTAACTACTAATGGTAGTGGTATTTTATCATTTACAACCGTAAGTGGAAGTACAATAAATACAGGTTCACTTATGGTGACTGGTAGTGTTAGTGGTAATGTACTAACTTTTACTAAAGGAGATGCATCTACATTTAGTTTGACAGTCGCTACGGGTAGTGGTGGAGGTGGTAGTGGTAGTGCATTTCCATTCTCTGGTTCTGCAGTAATCACTGGTTCCCTTTCAGTAAGTGAGACAATAAAATCACAAGTGTATATCAACCCACAAACCCTTAATGGGTTTACTATACCAACTGGCAATAACGCAATGTTAGTAGGACCGGTTGCAGTTAGTGGGAGTATAGTAGTAGAAGGTAATAGTAATTTAATTGTATTATCTCAAGTAACGAGTTCAGGTACACCCAATACAGGTAGTTTATTAGTAACTGCAAGTGTTAATGTTAACGTAATAACCTTTACAAAGGGAGATGCATCAACATTTGATTTGACAGTTTCTGCATCTGCTTCAGCACCTGCTGGAACAATATCAGGCTCATCACAAATAACAGCATTAGGATTTGCAACAACAGGTTCAAACACATTCATTGGTAATCAAACTATAACGGGTTCAGTATCCATATCAGGTTCATCAGAGTTTGATTTAACTATACAAGGAAGAGCATTGATTACTGGTCCTATAACAGGTGAAACACCACAATTGATTATTAGTGGTAGTGATTTTAACAATACAATTGGTAGAACTTCAGTTGTAATACGTGGAACTAATAATGTTACATCATCACTCCGTTCAAGTGGATACGACCTTACTTCCGGAAGTAATTCTGTGGATTTGAATTTGAACACTTTTTCAATAATTAAGGAGGGACTTCAGACATACAGACAAGAAATATTTAATAATGAGGGAGCAATTGCATTCTTTATAGATGGTAGCGGCTCTTATATTCAAGATTATAACCCTAATGTAAGTGATTACGCAAACGCAATAAAGTTCCAACCATACTCTGATTACCAAAGAGGTCAAGTAACTATATTAAAAGATTTGGATGTAACTGGTTCAGTTAGGATGACTGGAAATCTAACTGCTTCACTACAACAAGGATTTGTTTTAGTAGGGGATAGTAATGGTAGAACTACAACCGTAGCAACTTCATCATTTAGTGGAGGAACAATCAATACAGGTTCATTTGCAACTACAGGCTCAAATGTATTTAATGGTAATCAAAGTATAACTGGCTCTTTATCAGTAACTGGTAGTGCAAGTGTAAATGGTTCACAATTGGTTAAATCAAATCAGACAGGTAGCTTTGTTACAAATATATACAACGGTGGTGGAGGAAGTGTTCCATTATTTTTTGAATATGATTTAGGTAATGGTGGTGGTAGTGCTGTACAATTAG